TTTTTCAGTTGCCATTCCCGCCTCCCGTGTTCTGCTCGATCCAGTCGATGAGCTTATCCTTCGGCACAAGCAACCGCTTGCCGATACGCAGCGTGGGGAACGTCCCCGTGTTAAGGAGCTGATACGCTCCCGCGCGGGAGATGCCCAGCGCCGCCGCGAGCTGATTGGCGTTCAGCACCGCGGGCAGATTTTCGTAGTTGTTGTTCATGTAAGGCCTCCTTTGAAAATTTCAGTTGACATTATGGACTATAAAGATTATAATGCACAATGTAACTACTATGGTTTGATTGTATAATGTTGGTGCGGAAAAGTCAATAGATAATTTTCTGCATCTATTTTGATATATCTAACAGGAGGGCAGCTATGGTCTTTCCCGAACATATGGAATTCCGGTATTACATCACCCCGGAACGAAAAGAATGCTTTGCACTGTATGACAAGACGCTGGGAAGCCGCATGACCTATCTCGATCAAGCGCAGGACCTCGGTCAATGTCTCATCGACCTTTATGATACAGACTTCTATGACACATACTGCGTCCTTTCTGAGATTAACAAGCTGGTACGAGCGGAAAAGGACGAAGCTGCATGGAGGAAGCTGCTGGAGCTGTCGCTGCCGCTTTGCGAAGTGCATCCGTTCTTTGGGCTGCTCGCAAGGGAGCTGAGCGAGCTGGAATCCGCATACGCACACGATCAGGATGCTGACGCAGCGATTGTCCTTTCATTCGCCAACGATTTTGAAGCCATCGTCAGCGATGCAAAGGCGCTGATCGAAGTATGTCTGGATGACCGGTACAAGCCGGACTACTCCACGGCAGAGCGTTACCGTGAGGCGCACTATGACGCATTGCTCCATTTCGACGATATGAGGTACGGCGAGCTTGCCACCGAGGAGGTCATGCTGGACAGTCCGGCGTATAACAGCGCCTACCATTACAGCATGGAGATACTGCGGGAGCGTGGGATCAAGACTGCGCTGCGTGAGGTGCTTTACCCAAACACCGTGCGCGACCTCTACAACTACTTGAAGGCGTACTGTCTCCGCCTGCCGCTGGCGATCCACAAGTGCAAAAACTGCGGCAGATACTTCGTTGTGACCGGCAACATCACGCAGGACTACTGTACGCGGTTGATGGAAGGCTCGGAAAAAACCTGCCGCCAGATGGGAGCGGTGGTGCAGTATCAGAGCAGGCAGATGAAGAACCCCGCCACAAGGGAGTTTACGCGCTCTTATAAGGCCCACAATGCCCGTGTGCGATACGGAACGATGACCAAGGCAGAGTTCACCGCATGGTCGAAGACGGCGCGGGAAAAGCGCGATGCCTGCGTGGCAGGCAAGCTGTCCCTTGAAGACTTTGTGGCGTGGTTGGACAGCGACAAGCAGCGATAAAACAACGGACTGACTGACCGTTTTATATTTCAGAGGAACAGGAGGTTATTTTGACGACCAAGGCAACAAAAAACGCCAAGGGCGGCGGCACCATCCGCAAGCGTTCAGACGGACGCTGGGAGGCACGCTACACCCTCGGCATTGATCCCAAGACGGGAAAGCAGATACAAAAATCGGTTTACGGCAAGACGCAGAAAGAAGTCCGCCAAAAGCTCACTGCCATCACGGCGGAGATCGATGACGGGACGTATATGGAGCCATGCCGCATGACGCTGGACGAGTGGCTGGACATCTGGCTGAGGGATTACCTCACAGGCGTAAAGCCGTCTACCGCTTACCTGTATCAGCGACAAGCAAAGCTCTATATTCGTCCTGCGCTGGGCAGTGTGCGGCTAGACAGGCTGGAACCCCATACGATTCAGCGGTTTTATAATTCTCTCCATGAGGAGCGCGACGGAAAGCCGCCTCTGTCGGCAAAGTCCATCAAGAACATCCACGGCATCCTGCACAAGGCATTGCAGCAGGCGGTATTGCTGAACTATCTCCGTACCAACCCCACCAATGCCTGCATTCTCCCGAAGATCATCAAAAAGGAGATCCATCCCATGGATGACCGTGATACCGCCCTCTTTCTGGAAGCCATCAAGGGCTGCCGGTATGAACTGCTGCTGAAGGTAGACCTGTTCACCGGCTTGCGGGAGGGCGAGCTGCTGGGTCTTATGTGGGACTGTGTGGATTTTGATAAGGGTACGATTCTGGTCAACAAACAGCTGCACCGCAGCCAGAAAAAGGGCGAGGGCTACTATTTTGCTCCGCCCAAAAACAACAAGAGCAGGACGATCCGCCCTGCGCCCTATGTGATGACTTTGCTGCGGCAGCAAAAGCTCGTACAGACACAGATGCGTTTGGCCGCTGGCCCTGCATGGCAGGAAAGCGGACTGGTGTTCACCAACGAATTTGGCCGCTATATCTCCCTGCGGGCGGTATTTGACTGCTTTAAGCGCACGGTACGGAAGGTCGGCTTGCCCAACCTGCGGATCCACGACTTGCGCCACACATATGCCGTCAACAGCATCCGCGCTGGTGATGACATCAAGACAGTGCAATCCAACCTCGGCCACGCTACCGCCGCTTTTACCCTTGATGTCTATGGCCATTTCACTGATGATATGCGGCAAGCCAGCTCCCAGCGTATGGAACAGTTCATCTCCGGTGTGCTGGGGCTTTAAGGGTCAGAATAAGGGTCAAACCCATTTTGAGGCAGCAAAAAACCCTTGAAACCGAGTGGTTTCAAGGGTTCCCGATGGTGCGCGGTACAGGACTCGAACCTATGACCCCATGCACGTCAATTAAGTGCGAAAGCTAAATTGCCGGAATATTGTAGCAATAGCGCGGAATAGTTCGGCATAATTGAAACATATTTTGGTTAAACCCGATGCCGTTCTGTGCAATTCCTTTACGGTTGCTAACAAATTACTATCACGTTACCAGTTTGCGCATGACGCTATTATAGACGCGCTCGTTTACAATTTTCAAGCTGTCCATCAGCTCGTCCATGATCTCCCATGCCTTGTCCGGTGGAACATCTGCCACTGCGCGCAGAAAATCGCTGTCGCCGTATGTTTCGACGCTAACCGGCGCGGGCGCTGCGGAGTATGCCATTGGCAAAGCCCTCTCTCTGCTGCCGCTTTGCTGGTCACGGATGGCATACAGCACGGCAAGGCGCTCATAGTTTGTCCAACTGGATTCCTCTGTTTCAAGGCGGGCTATCCAGCGCTTGACCTCATTCTCGTCGACCATAGGGGCGCACCCCCTTTAGCCCTCAATCGTGTCCATGCAACGCTGGATGGCTCTGCGGATGCTTTCGTCGTCGGCGTTGTCCAGCATTTCCTGCAATTGGCGTTTCATGTTGTTGATGCCGCCATCACGGGAATAGTGGCCGCGCACATAATGCGTGCCGCGTCTTGCATTGGGCATATCGCGGTCATAAGCGCCGCGCATACCCGACTGCCAGTCTCCGTCGCGGGAATAGCGGCGAGAATAGTCTTCATCGCGGGAATAGCCGTCGTCCTCCAACATCTCAATTTTATCGATGTTTTTGATGGTGTCCGTCAGCTTGTGCGCAATTTCGAGATCGCCCGCGCCAAGCTCACCCTTACGTGCCAGCTCGTCGAGTTCGTCGCACAGCATATTACGCAGATCATACATTGCTTTCTTGCTCATGTCCATTCTCCTTTCACGCGATTCTCTCAACCGTCAGGTTCGAGTTAGCGAAGTTGACGGCCTGAGTGCTGGTGTTTTCCATTGCGACCGTCAGGCAGCAGCCTTTCGGAACGCAGACCTGTGCGGAAACATAAATGTTAAAGTAGTTTTCTACCGCCGCAGGCGTGACGGTAGCTGTTGCACTGGTCAGCGGCTCTCCGTTGATGGCAAGCGCCGCCGTGATGGCCTCAACCGTGCCTCCAGTGGGAATGGCGATGTTTCCGCCATAGGAGACCCGAAACAGAGCGCGGTTTTGATTGGTGAGGCCGCGCAGCGTGACAATGCCTGCGCCCTGGCGATGCACGATACAGGGCTTGCTATTGACCGCCGTTCCGGTCAGTGGGACGTTCTGGCCGGCAGGGACCAAAGCAATGATAGAATTACTAAATTCAGCCATACTGGTATCACTCCTTTCTCTGATTTGCCCCAAAAGGGGCAAACGCACCATTTGCAATCATTTCCGCGTAGCTGGGCGCAAATAATTCGTCCGCTTTACGCAAAAGATCGGCATAATTGCTAAGATCGTACATGCTCATTTCACTCTTGTCCAGAGTTGCAATGTGATCAACAAATTCCTGTTTGAGTTCGTCAACTGTTTTCACAAAATCATTCCTTCCTAAAGGGGTCGAAATCGACCCGTTTAAAATACAGCGGCGGAGCTATTGCCCCGCCGCGTTGTGATTAGTATCGGCACGGGGCCGACCATTTTCGTGAGGTCACGAAAAAGCTATGCTATGCAGTTGTCAGCAGCCGCAACCGGAACCGCAGCCACCATAGCCGCTGCCCGCCCACGGGTTACAGGTAATGTAAGCCGGTGAAGGGCACGGGCGAAGCTGCGAAATGAGGTAGTTATTCTGTGCAGCCTGAGACGCGGCCAATTTGAGATTCTGGTTCTCGGTCTGGAGATCGGACAGCTTGCTCTGCGTGAGGAAGTCGAGGATGGCACGGCTGTTCTGGTTGTTCGCGTCAATGATGTCGCGGGCTGCCGTGTTGACCGTGTTGCGAGTGTCGCACGCCTGCGTCGCCATATCATAGCGCACCTGCGCGATAGCTGCGCGATTCTCGCAGCAGCAATTTGCGGCCTGCATCTGCATGGCGTTGAGCTGCTGCATAAGCGCCGCCTGCTGGTTTGCGCGGGACAGCTCGGCATTGCCGAAGCCGGTGTTGATGGCCTGTGTGGTCGTAGCAAAGCCGCCAGTAATGGCATTGTTCAACGCAAAGGTGGAATCGCAAATGCCATTTGCAATACTGTCGAGCTTGCGCTCAACGCTCGCAAAGTCAGATGTCAGAACGTAGCCGTCCATCACACCGCCGCCGTTACCGTTGCCAAATCCGTTGCGGCCCCAGCCGAAGAGGAAAAGAACGATAATCCAGATCCAGCTGTCGCCCCACATACCCATACCGCCGCCGTAATTGTTCGCGGGCGCGACCGGCATAGTCATCATGGGAGCACCGTTGGAAAGAGACATAGTATCACTCCTTTGAAAAATTTTTATTTATCAAATCGTGGCCACGATAAGATTAGTGGAATAAGGGTTCAAACTGCTTTGCCATAGATTGAAGTTGGTTTAACTCCTGCTGGCTCATAGCGCCAGATTGCAAAAGCTTTTCGACTTCCGCTTTGGGGTCACCCTGAAAATTTGCCCTAAACTGTTGAAACTGTTGCATCATCTGAAAAAAGCCGTTCCCGCCACCAAGAGCGCCAAAAAAAGGATTACTCATCATCCTCGTCCTCCTCAACCTTGCGCTTTTTCTTGCTCTTTATTTCGCCCACAAGCGCTGCCAGAGCGTCAAACTCTTTACGGGTGACAAATTCCACGCTCTTTTCCTGCGGCGCTGTGCGGGGCGTTTCTGCGCGCTCTACAAGATCGTAAATTTTAAGCGTCGGCTTCCCACTTGCATCCGCCTGCTTGAGATACACAGTCGGCGCGGTAGAATCCCACAGCGCCACAGCAGAGTTGGGCGCGATGAGATAGCCTCTCGCCTCCTGTTCGCCGCTTACCCACTGCACGCCGCCCTGTGCGATAGGGTTCTGTTGCACTGGCTGCGACATGGGCTGCTGCATGGGCTGCATCTGTGGTTGCTGCATCTGTCGCATCTGCATGAGGTTGTCCGGCATCGGCTGCGGATAATAGGGATTGAAATAGGGATATGCCATGTTCATTCCTCCGTTTCTTTGACCCAGTAATAAAGCGGGATTTCGTTCTCGCTGTTCCAACTGTCATAGATCACGCCGTCTTGCACGCACACTACATGTCCAGAGAGCGCGAGAATATACGTCCCGCGTGGGTGCTCATCGGCAAACTTACCGACCGTGTAGCAGTCGGGACAGGTGTCCGGCATAATATAGCGCCGATAGCCAAGCGACCGCAGATATGTGCCCCAACAGGCGTTTGCGTTGGGCAAGTCGCCGTCTAAGTATCCCTGTATGCACAGAGACAAATAAACTTCGCCCCAGTCCTTTCCTGTCGCCTTGCAGATTGCGCGCACGGTGCAGTCGGACACGTTGCGCCCGTTTGGATTTGGGTTGAAATAGCTATACATGGAACATCTCTGCAAAGTAGACGTATGTTCTCAGCTCGTCAGGATCAGGGAACAGCGTCAAAATGTCCATCGCCATTTGCTCAGTAAAGCCCAAAGCTAAAAGTCGGTCGTACATCGCCGCACCTCCTTTGTTGTGTCCATAGTACAAAAAAATAGGCGCTCAAAAGCGCCCATAAAGTGTATGAAAAGTGCGTCGAAAACCGTCGAACGGTTCCCCTTGCCTTTTTACGTGAAATGTGATATTTTAATTTTACAGGTCATTCCCGGCCTGCTTTTACACAAGAGAAATGGCCTCACCGTTCGGTGGGGCCATTTCTTTTTTCATATACTTCTGATGCCATTTTGCGGTATGCGCGCCGCCGGTATTTCTTCACTGCGTCAACAGATAGGCTTTGCTCCATTGCCACCTGCACGCAGCTTTTCTGCCGCACGTCGCACTCAATGATACACGCCGCCTCGTCAGCTGGCAGCTCGAAGGATAAGATATACGCCACGGCCCGCTTGGGGGCCATAGAGGATAATTGCGCGCGGATTGACCTGTGCTGACTGTCCATGCCCGTGTAGGGCTTGCAGAGGCGCTTGCGCGTGGGCTTTCGCCGCCCGCTCCTTTCTGTGCCCAAATCGGGCACCGTTATTTTGTCGCTCTCTGGATCATTGTCACGACTTCCTGCCGCGTGATAAGTCTCTGCGGCGCGCTGCCGTCCGTGATGCCCGCCGCTTTTGCCGCCGCCCAGTCTTTCGCCGCCCACGAAGAGACGGGCTTGGTGCCGAGCTGTGCCAAATAGGCATCCATCATCTTGTTAAACGTTGCCTGATCCATGTACTCCTCCATTTCCGGCGGGTACTTGCCCGCCAAAATCATGCTCCCTGTGTACTTGAGGTGGTCGTCCCACTGGAAATGCGGGCGGTCGGGGAATTTCTTCCAGTCGCCGCCCCACGAAAAGCCGACCTGCTTGCCGATCTGCCCGCAGCGGGCGAAGAACGACGGATCGTCGTACTCATGCCCCTTGACGTTTTTGCAGATGTCGAACGCCAGCCCAGCCTTGACACCGTGGAACGTCGGGCGCGTCGCGGACTTTGCCGCGTAGCCGTTCTCGGCAAGATAGCGCTGGTACTCGTCGTCTCGTACTGTCTCCGTCACGAGAACCGGAAGCCCCGCCTCCTTGCAGAGGGCGAGAAAAATGACACAGTTTGCGCGCACGTCCGCCCGCAGGTCAGCAATGTCCCTACTGTGATACATCGCTGTCACCCTTGCCGTCCTCGTCCTTGTTTTTGTTGTAGCTGGACGTCGACACGCCGATGAGCGCGCCGATAAACAGCGCCACGGCGCTGATGGTGGTCGTCACCTGCTCGGTGTAGCCCCACCCCCACACACCCGCGAGGGCGGCGTAGAGGCCGGAGCAGGCGGGCAGTACGATGAGCACGAGCCACTTGAGCACATCGTACACCTTGTTACTCATTTCAAATTTCATTGTTGTTCTCCTTTCGTTTCCGTCCAACGATAATTTCTACCAGTGTCAGAAGCCCAGTAAAGGCTTCGATGATTCCTCCCGTACCCAGCAGGTACGGGAAGATGTTGTCCCACTGCCACCCCTTAATGCTGTAAAAGATGACCGTGTAGATCACAAAAGCGGCGATAAAAATGCCAACGATAATCAAAATGATGTTCCTCGTTCGCAATTTCGATGCCTTTTTGATAAGGCGCTTCATCCGACCGCCCCACTCAGCAGCCACGCGATAAACGCGCCCGCCAGCGCCGCGAGAGCCTTGTCTACCAGACTGTCCCAGCGTTTCCCTGCCTTGCCCGTGATGGCTTTCACGTCCTCTTTGATCTCTTTGACGTCTCCCTCGACGGTTTCCTGCTTGGTCGCCAGCACTTCGACAGACGTTGCCAGCCTGTCAAGTGCCGTTTGATGCTCCTGCAACTCGTTGATTCGATGCGTATTGCTCTTGCATCGGCTTTCGATCAGCGCGATCGCCGCATCATCGTAGTGCTTTGCATTATCCATATCCCGCTCCCTTTCTGCGGCCTTAGACCGCCGTGAAATAATTCCCCACCAGCTCATGCGGCAAATACTGCAAGACGATCTTGCCGCCGTCCGCCTCGCCGACGCGCTCGCACTTGTAGGTCTTGCCGTCCTCGCTGTCGAGGTAGTACAGGCCATAGGTGTACTCCATGCCGCGCGCGGCGGGGATGGGGTCGTCCTGCGTGCCCGCGTGGGCAACGTCGATCACGACCCACAGCGCTGGCGTTGCGGCAGGCTCCCAAAGCGCTTGAGACGTATGCGCCTGCACGCACTTGTAGAGCTTGTTCGTGCTGATGTCGTTCACACGGTCGCCGACAACGTAGTCGTGCGGGTACTCCCACTTCGGGAACAGCTCGACCGCCGTTGCCGCGTCGCTGTCCGGCAGGCTCGTTGCCGCCGCCTCGATCATCGGTCGCAGCTTTGCCGCGCGCTGCGGCGTGATGTTCTGGCCGACCAGCGCCGTGACGGTCGCAGTCGAAAGCTCGGATTCCGTAGGCCTGCCCATCTTGATAGATACTGTACCGTCGCGGTGGTCGGTGATGGCCCCGCTCAGGCTGTATTCGCTGTTGTCGTACTCGTTGACGACCTCCTTGGTCTCGCCCGTGGGATTGCCGTCGTTGTCGAGCTTGTCCACCGTCTCGCGCATGACGATGCTCCACGGCGTGTTGTCGGGCAGCAGCGCCACGACCTCGGCGGCGGTCATCGTGAGTGTGATGGTCTTGGTGTCGCGTTCGCCCCACGAGCGGTCTTTGGGGTTGCCGTTGATCTCTGCGGGGTATTCGGTGTTGTTGACTTTGATATAAGTTGCCATAAATAATCAGTCCTTTCTTTAGAAACAGAAGCCGAAGGCCACGCCACGGGTAACATTTGCACTACTGTTTACGGAACTGCCTGTGCTTTTGACATTACAGTAATATCTGGTGCTATTGGAAGTTGGAGAACGCTCCCACCAGTCGTATGCACTGCCGTTAAAGTTCTTCACCGTGCTGTTACCAGCTTTGTAGTAGTCGTACTGCGTGCCTTCACCTGAGAGGGAGTTACTGGAACTACCAAAAACTTCAACCTCGCTCAGTAAGAATAGGTTATCTTTCGTAGTTTCAAGAGAGGGTTTCTTACCGCCGCTCGAGGAAATCTTGTTCACCTCACGGATGCCACTTTGTACGTCCGCAGGCATCTGCTTCAAAATAATGGGCAAGTGCTCTACTCGCATAGAGCATTGTGTCCAACCCATGGTATTTGCAGCAGTGGAGTGCATCGCCTTCGCCAGCTTATAGCAGTCATGCAGCTGGAAGGTCAACGGGGCTTTGCCCGAGCCATCTGAATAGTCGTCGTGGTTCTCGCCGATGATGTCGATCAGATAATCCGTGCCACCGATGGTCATGGGCTTCTGGTCTGCTACCTTCCACGTTTCCGGCACTTCGTTGTTGTGGCACGCCGCGATGATTTGCTCCCACGTGTTGTTGGCAAATACAGGGTCGTAGCTTGGCTTAAACGTAATGTCATACCCCGTCCCGTTGATGAGCGTCCTGCCCTTGAGGATGTTGTACACCGTGCCGCCCACCATGCACTTGCCACTCTTGACGGTGTAGGTCGTGCCGTTGACGAGAGTTTTGTGCGCGGTGAGGTTGGGGATGACCACGTTGCCACTGTCGTCGACGAGGGCGTCAGAGGGAAGAGTGAAAGCGGGGCGGGAGCCGTAGGAGCTGGCGCAGTAGTTTGCGTCGACAGTTCCATCGGAGTTCAAGTGGCAGGCGTAGTCTCTGCTATTCCTGAACGGGGAGCGGGTCCACTGAACAACGGCGGAGCCGTTCATGTAGGCAATCTTGAGAGAGCTGGCGATTTCCAGCGCCGTGCCCTCCACATTAAACCAGCGTTCCGATTTGTTCAGCTCAGTGGCAGACAACGAGAAAATAGCACGTTCCAGTGTGCTAACGATGTTGTTGCCGTTGCCGGGGGTGTACTTGAATTTCGTGGTGCCGATGGCCCCACGGATGTCTGCATCAAGTAGGTTTTTGTAGGTGCTGTTGAACCAGGCATCAATGTCGCTGGTAGCGTATGCGTTGACATTGGAGCTGTGCCACTGGCGGTTGTCATAGCAGTCCTTGCGGACCACCAGTGTGCGACCACTCCCATTTAGTTCACTTTCATAGTCGTGCTTACACACGATAAACTCAACAGGGCTTCCACTCTCCTTGATTTTGATAATGCTACCCGCGACTTTAGTACTTAAAAGCGAGTTTGCCATCTCCGCCCCTCCTTAGCCGTACACCCAGTTGATTGCGAAGTTCTCAGTGGGTGTGCTCTCCGATGCCACAAGCGTCTGCTTGACGATGTTTCCGCTCGCGATGTAGTCGCTGCCGCGCGTCGCCGCCACCAGCCCGCCCGAGCCGTTGCCCTTGAGGAGGGAGGTGGTGGAGGGGACGGACGGAATGACCGTTGTGTTTGGGAGCGCGCCTACCTCAGAGGCCGTGTAACTCGGTTTGGTCGCCGCCTTTGCCCATTCGGGCACGGTCGGGTCGGTCTCTGTGTAGCTCTGCAAAGCGCTGTCCGCCTTGCCCAAACTCGTCTGCACGTCGCTTGCAAGGTCGGATTTTGCGACCGTACTCTTAAATGCCAGACTGCCGAGGTCTGCGAACCACTTTGCAATCTTGCCGCACAGCACGGAGAGCTTTTCGCCCGTTGCAACGTTTGCGCGGGTGGTTGCCACAGTGAACGCCGCCGTGACGTTGCTGCCATCGCCGGTCTTGCCCAGCTTATTGGCAAGCGCCGAGTACACGCCGCCAGACTGCACAGGATTGGTGCTGCCCTGCGTAGGCGTTGCGTCAGTAGTCACCTTGACGTCTTTGATAGCATTGTCAACATATGCAAAGATGTCCTGATGCTTGTTGTTAGGGTCATACACAGACGCCAGCATGTCACCCGTACCAGCGCCGGAAGCGCCTCGGCAATAGCCCGCGTCATAGCTCGTGCCGTCCGACAGCGTCACGATAAGGTGATAGTCGCTCTGCCGGATGGTGATGCCAGTAATCGTGGGAGCATCTGCGCCGGGATTGCCCTGTGGACCAATTTCACCCTGAATACCCTGCTTACCCTGTTCACCCTGAATACCCTGCTTACCCTGTTCACCCTGTTCACCCTTTTCGAGTACAAGGTTGAGCACCTGATTCGGGGCTTCTCCGGTAATGGTCGCGCTCGCCACCTTGCCGGACGTGACCGAGCCAATCGTCAGCACGTTTGTAGGGCCAGTCGCACCTGTCGCGCCGGTATCGCCCTTGCTACCCTGCGGAATGCCAAGTGCCAGCGTACCAGTCGACTTGTCGTAAGTCGCCGTTGCTGAGCTTCCTGCGGGCAGCGTTGTCACCGTGACCGATACAACGCTCAGCGTGACAAACTTCAGCAGCGTTTCGCCTTTCAGCATCTTCGCCTCGCCGCCCTGCTCAAGCACAAACTGGTCTTCGTTAGTGATCTGTAACGCTTGCGTGAGGTCGGAAATTGCTTTATCAGCCATCGGTTGCCTCGCTTTCTTCGGGCGCTTTCGCGGTTTCGGCTTCGCCGTCCTTTACTTTTTTTGCTTTCTTTTTTGCATCCTCAAGCTGATATTTCAGCGCGACAAGCTCGCGCTTGTCTTTCTCCTGCTCTTCCGCCTCGCGATGTAAAATCTCATAAGCCTTTTGAATCTGCGCCTTGACGACGCTGATCTTGCCCGCCTCCGAGCCCAAAACCAACGTGTTATTCAGCGTGTCAAACGCGTTGCTCAAAAGTTCCATTGCTTCTTTCATGCCGATGCCTCCAATCTTCTAATCCGCGCTTCCTGCTCGCGCACCTTGGCCCACAGAATTGGGATAAACTCACTGTACCGCAGAAAATAGGTCTCGCTGCCGTCATCAAGCTTGGCCGCCGCCCAGCCCGCGAATTCCTGCGAATCAATGCCGCACGCGCGCATGGCGTCCTCTACCTCCTGCGCGATGAAGCCTGTGTGATAGCGTCCGCTCGTGCCGCTGTTCAGCTTGTAGCGCTTCGGCTCGACGAGCTCAAACATGCGCACGTACTTCACCGGCAGCGCCTCAATGCTGTTCTTGATGTTCCGGTCGGACCCGTTCAACTCGTTCGTGCTGCAATAGATCGTGCTCCAAACAAAATTTGGTGCGCCAAGATTGTACCGGTTATCTGCATTCGGGGCGAAATCGCCGCGGCAATCGATGAAGTCGTAGTCGAAATTGAGCGCTGATCTTCCGTTATTCCCCGACAGATACAGGTTTCCGCTCGTCGCGTTCAACTCCATAGCCTTGCTCTCGAGCGTCATTTTGTAGTCCGCCGTGCTGGCGTACTCGGTATAGATGTAACCGCAGCGCCGTCCGTTGTCGTTGCGCACCGTGATCGTGTCGCCCTCGATCTCGCTTGCCGTCAGCGTGCCGTCAATGTTGACGGCGTCAACGTGCAAGTCGATCGAACCGGTCGAATCAACGACAACACCATTACTGAGAATTTTGAACGTCGTACCGCTGCTGCTGCTCGATACGCTCAGCGTGATCTTGTCAATGCTCTGGTCGATCATGCTCTGTGCTGTGCTGCCGTCGATCTTGCCCGAGACAGTCGTGCGCAAGCCGTTGATATCGGCCTTGATGTTGGTAATGCTGCCGTTGAGGCTCGAAATATTGGCCTCAATGCCGTCAATGGACGTCGACAGCGACGTCACGCGCCCATCAACGCCCTTGACCTTGAGCATGATCTCCTCGCTGGTCTTGGTGATAGTCGAGCGTGTTTCGGCAATCTTGCGATTGAACTCTTGTGTGATGTACCCCTCAGCTGGGTATTCGTCTTCCATCTCTGCTTCCCCGGGGGAAGAAATACCCGCGTATCCGCGCCCATCATCAGAGAGTTTAGAAAGCGGCGAATAAATGCCCCCAACCGTCACGCCGTCGCCCAGCTCTGCCGCCGGATCGATGTTTGCCGCGCCTGCTTCGTACGCCTGATACTGGTAGCCTTTCATGGTTTGCAGTAACGCGCTTACCATTGGCTGCGTGGCGTGAGGGCAACTTGCAATAACTTCCATGCCGGTATCATCGCCCGCCGTCAGGCTGTTTTCATCATCCACAAGCAACGTCACACGGGAAATAGGCTTATACTTGCCGTTGTCGGAAAAACTCGTAATGTCGCCACCGACGTAATATTTATCAGACAAGAATCCTCACCCCTCCAAATGTGATAGCGTTGCCCGCTTCTGTAATGAGATAGTTCGTCTCGGTAGGCATGGACAACAACGGAATAAGCAACAGTTTCCCTGCATCGGTAATAATCCAGTTCCCGCCGTGCGCCGCTGCGATAAAACATAGCTCATTGCGGATGGTATAATCATTTGCGGGATAGTCGATGGTATATGAGCTATTGAGCACTGTGCGGCTATCCAGCTCCACGCCCATCAACTGGCAAAAGATATTTACAGCGTCAGGCATAGTCATCGGGAAGTTAAGCGACTGTTCTGGCTCCCACACAACGTCAGCCTTTCTCATAGCGTCGTATGCTTCGAGTTCCCAATAATTCCCATCGCAGGAACGGCGGTTGGTAAAAAACACGCCCTTTGGGATCCAGTCTGTCGCCTGACTGCCATTAACAAGCCTGAGATAGCGATTGATCGTCGCGGCGCGCGGGATATTGTCCGCGACGACTGCGAGTTTCAGCGTCGCGCAACAGGCATTGCCGATGCCAAATTCTTCAAACAGCTGAGATTCAACAGAGTGGGAAACCTCCGCGTCTTTCCCGTATTCCACACCATTGATGATAAATTTGTATTCGCGTTCCGTCCCGGGCTTGTGAAGCAGCTCGCGCCACAGCGCACTTGTCGTCTGCCCCATATCACACCTCGATCAAGTTAAACGTCGCGCCGCCCCACACCTCATTGTCGTCTGCTGCTTCTTCGAGCGTGCATTCCATCGACGAGCAATAAAACGTGCTGGTTCTGACGCCATGCAGATCGAGATACTTGGCCGTGACCGTTGTCTCATTAAGGTCATCATCGAGCTTTGCCAGCTTATCGCGAGGCATAGAGCGCGTTGTATAGTTCAGCTTTCGCTTGCTGGTAATCTTGTCACGGCGCATTTTCCCATCTTTTGTGCGGGTGGTCTTATCGCTGTCGAGGTCGTTGCGGCTCCACCCATAACCCTTTGTGGCGATAAAATCGGAGTAGTCCGTGCCGTTGATAATAAGGACTTCCATGTTACCCCTCCTTAGTACAACAGCACGGGCTTACCTGCCACGCGCGTCATGTTGTTGATATTCTTCACGGTGCTACGTGCGATTTCCTTGCCGTCGAGCTGCACCACGACCGTAGTTGCACCGCCGCCGGATTCCGCCATTGCCTGCTTAAATGCTTCGACCATCGTTGCAAGCGGCGTTTCGATGTTCGTCCCGCTCTTCTGGTCGCCCAGCACGGCGAGAAATTCTTTGTTGGGCGGAATGACTGCGCCGGTTGCCAGACGCGGAAGATGTACTTCGGAAAGCGAGGAAAGATGCCCCCCGATGCTTTTACCGCCAAGACCCGGAACCCAGCTCGGGACGGTAAACTTAATCGTGTTGATCTTGCTGATAAGCCAATTCAATCCCTTGATAATGGCGTTCACCGCGCTTTCAGCAATAATGACGATGCTGTTCCAAATGCCTTTAAACACTTTTTTGACACCATTCCATGCAGAATTCCAGTCACCAGTGAACACGCCCTTGATAAACTGGATAATGCCGCCAAGGATGTTATCTTTAAGGTTTCTCGCAAACTCGGTCAAATTGCCAGTCAGAGCAAGCACAGCGGTAACTACCGTAGCAATTCCCGCAATCACAAGTGGGATGACACTACCGGTCAGAAAGAAGAATCCCAACCCCGTTGCCACAATGCCAGCAATCAGTAACAGCGTGTTTTTGAGATTTGCACCGTTATCACAAATGTCCTTAAACGCTGTGATAATCATTGCTGCGCCAGCCACTACAAGGCCGATGCCAGCCCCAACTTTGCCGAATGCGATTGCAAGCCCCCCGGCAAGCGCCGCTGTGCCTGCAAGCATTTCAAGCAGATTCCCCCAGTTAACGCCGTTATTCCATGCGTCGGATAAGCCGTCCCACAGAAGAATCAATCCTCCAACCGCGATAAGGATGCCGCCGAGCTTTTGCAGAATAGTGCCAAGCACACCCGGCAAGCTGCTGCTGATTTTCCACAGCGCTAATCCTGCCGCAATGAGCATGACTGCATCGGCGATTTTTTTTAAGCGGTCGCTGATGTCGTCCATGTAGCTAAAGTCCGGAGTGATTGCGTCAGCGGATGCGCCACCGCCCGCATCGTTTGCGGTATCGGTGGAAATCTGGTTGATCTCATCAAACGCCGCAAGCTGACTTGCCGCTTTCTTCGCGGCACTGCCCGTTCCCTTTAATGCGCTGGTCTCTTTGTTTAGCGCCTTTGCCGAGTTAGCAGTTGCCTTGACGCTCTTGCCAGAGATAAGCGCCACAAGACGCGTGATTTGCGAGACTACTGCCGTAATAACTTTTACAAGCAGTGTAAAGGCGGGGACAATTACGCTTACAAGAGGCTGTGCCAGCGTCAAAAGCACTCCTTTAAGCTGCGCAATGGATTCTCTTGCCTCGGAGTTTACCATTACGACGTTCTTTACCCAGTCGCGCACTTTTGTTAAAGCTTGGGTAATAACTGTAAAAACAAGTGCGCTGCGGACAACAGATTTTACGCGCTGTCCAAATACTTTCATGGAATCTGCCGCCGCTTCGGTTGCATTGCGCAGCCCTGCGCCTTTGGCTCTGCCCTCGATCTGCTGTGTTAGCTCGACTGCCTGCGTTTTCGCGTCGGAAATCTTATCGCCGGTTTTGTTGAGCTTTTCGTTGAGCTTATCAATGCTATTTGCAGTTTTGTTAAATTCGCTTTGCAGCATTCGCACGCGCTCGGCCTGCTCGGACACGTCGATTTTCTCATACGTGCCTTTTGGCGCTGTGCGCATATCGGCAAGCTCCTGTTTCGCCGCATCCAGCTCTGCTCCGATGTTGCGCAGCCGGTCTTCCATCGGCGTTTTCTGGTCGCCGAGCCTTTTAAACTCCTTTTGTAAGGATTCGATATTGCTTTTTACTTTGTTCAACTCCTGATGGAGTTTTTTGTCGCTAATAGTCGCTTCAAATACGACTTCGCCGTCAGCCATAATATCACCTTCTTGCTTTTTGGTTTTTTGCGTGATATCATCCAAGCAGCCATAAATAATGGCAAGGAGGAATGAAAAATGGATAAGATGACTACTTGCAAGGTATGCGGGGCATCTATCGCAAAATCCGCTACCACTTGCCCGCAGTGTGGAGCCAAGCAGAAAAAGCGCCACCCAGTGCTGGGGATTATCATTGCTATTTTCGGCATTTGCATGATTGCCGCCGCATTAAACGACATGGGCGATGATCCTGGCGCGGAGAAACAAACGTTTAGTGTTGGAGAAACCGCCGAGCTAAACGGAATCAGTGTAAAGTTTGATTCTTGCGCCGAAAGCAATGGATCGCAGTTCAACACCCCTGATGACGGTAATGTGTTTTTGCTTTGTGAATTCTCCATTGATAACCAGTCGGATAAAGATATTGCCGTTAGCTCTATCGCATCGTTCAACGCCTATGTTGATGACTACTCGACAAATCTGAGCATTTCGGCCACCATCGCAACCGATAAACCCCAGTTAGATGGAGCCGTTGCTGCCGGTAAGAAAATGACCGGTGTTGTCGGATACGAAGTCCCCAAAAACTGGGAAGAAATTGAAATCCGCTTTACTCCCGACTTTTGGTCTGGAAACGAAATTGAATTCATTGCAAACAAGTAACCATCTTCGCCCGATGCTATTTTGCGTCGGGCGTTTTTTTGCCCAACCACGCATTGATCGTGTCGTTTTCTTCTTCCGTCATCGGCTTATTTAGATCGACAAGCCGCCTGTTTTCTCGGTAAAATTCTCGATCCGACTTGTCGAGCGTTTTTCCTTTTGCTTTCAGGTTGCGAATTCGAACGATGTTTGCAAACAAGCAATCCCCGATTTCGTAGTACGCCGAGACGAATGACCACCAATGGAAATAAGGCATTGCGCGCACTTCATGTCCCACAACGTGGTTGATGGGAGCCACGATGTATTGGAAGTCTTGCTCCCAATCCATCAATTTAGGTCGCTTTTGATTATCGCCTTCATCGCCGCAGTCGAGAAACCATGTCATCTGTTTCACGGCTTCTGGAATGTGCTCATCCGGCATTTTTAAGAAGTCTGGATAAAAGATATCCAGCGCCGCAATCACTTTTTGCTCGTTTGTCAGATCAGTCGCAGCAAATGCCGCCAGCACGTCAAGCGCCGCGCGATAGTCCGAGCGAATTTCATAGTCAACGCCGCAAACGCTCAGCGAGGTTGGAAGATCGTACATCATTTGCGGTATTTCTGCGTATACTTGCGGATTTTCTCATCGGCAAGCGCCTGTTCGCGCTTTACTGCCTCATCAAACTGCTCGATGATGGCGGTCATAAAGTTCTGCCAAACCGGCGCACCATTGGCCGCGGAATATGCGTTGACGCTGCCAAAAAGCGTATCGGCAATGTCCTGTCCGAACAAATCATTGATGATGCTACGCATTTCCTTGTCGAGAGAATCAACCATGTCAAAAAGCTCATCATCGGGGATATCCTTTTCGAGCGTCTTTGCACGGGTCTCCTGCTTCTTGCGCAGGTCATCAAAGGTTTTATATGCTTTCTTTGCAAAGTTCACGTCCGCAGGATTAAAGTAAACGGTAACAACGCCGTTTACGCCGCGAATTGTGTATTCTTTTACGCCAGAATCAAAAGTGAGTTCCATACCTTCCTCCAAAATGAGGGCTGACAAACGCCAGCCCTCTATTTCTTATTCGCCCTCGGTAAACGTGATCGTGCTGCCAGAGATAGCGGCAGTGCCGACCGTGCGCGTGCCGCCAAGCGTCACGTCGATAGGCATACCGATAAAGCCGCCACCCTCGCCGCCGAGGGAAGAGGGCTTAACCATGCAGGACGAATAGCGCTCCGCAAATACTGCGGTCTTTGCCGTGCCTGCATAGGCGTGGACAATCAGCACGTCCTGATTCGCCAGTGCCGCCGCGTTCTGCTCCTTGACCGCGAGATTCCAAATCTTGACGATGGCAGGGTCGCCAGCGTCCAGATCGGACGGGTCAAAGGTCTGCGTGATGATGGGTTTTTTCATGGTCGTGCGCGTCGTGCCGAGAATATCCTTCGAAGAATCCTCCTGCCAGTCGTATTCCATGCTGGAATCCGTAACGCGCGTACCGAGGGGAGACCACGTGGGGGTTCCGGTTTCGCCCGTGTTGAGATACGCGATCAGAAGTTCGCGGTCTACGGTCTGCCCAGCCGTGGTGTTAAAGGTCGTATCAGCCATTTTTAATCACCTCGTAGTTCATTTTCATAAGGATTTGGTGATCCTCATCGCCGTTTTCATACATGGCGAAAAGAGAGGATCGCGTTGCCGGCTCAATGCGAATGACGCGGCGACCATCGCCAATGTCAGGCGGCGTTTCGCTTGCCGCCCAATCGCCCAAGGCGTTAAGCAGCTCGTCAGCCTTGAGCCGTTTGTCGTTGCTGTTCCCCGGTTTCATGCGGTAGATGACTTTGAATTGGTATTCCGCCTGATATCCACCGAGTATGTATTTTTGTACGATGTATGCCGCCTGAATCGTAGACAGCGCCATCGCCGCAGTATCGGCGGGAAGAAATTCGAACCGAATCAAATCAACCGGCTTGTCATGGAATGTGTTTAACCACGCAAGCAACTTTCGGGAGACTTGATCCTCTTCCGCTGCCGAGACCGTCTTTTTAATCTGTTCCGTACTTCTTCACCGCCTTTTCTGCTACGCGCAGCCACTTGTCAAGATTTTGTGCCTTAGATGCTTCAAACCAATGCGCCTGCGCCTGCGGATGCATCGCCTTGTTAAATACCAAGTTGCGATCTGTAACCACTTTTGTTCCGCCCTTCGGGGCGTATGTGCTGCCGGTGTTTGGGTCGACCATTACTTTCCCGTAATACAAAAACCGAGCATACGGGCCGGGGTAAACGATAACGTTTCCGCCAGATGGTCCATAGTCCCCAGCGGTATATCCCTCAATTCGCGTCCTGTTTGCCAAACTACCGGTTAACGCAGGGACAAACGGGTCTGTATCCGCCCGTATTTGCTGAGCAAGAGCATGTTCGGCCTTGCTGCAACCTTGCGACAGCTTTTCCCTAAGCGCGTCCATCCCATCGGTATGCACGGAAAACTTGATGCCCATTACGCACCTCCGACTTCCCAGTGCTGCATATCGGCGCTGCCGTAGTCCATAGCATCAACCTTGGTCACGTTGTAGCAATCGTCATGGCTCAGTACGACGGTCATGTCGTCCGAAACAAATTCGCCCTTTACGAAGCACGTCATGCCGCCGTTACCCTTGTATGAGAGCGTCCATAGGTTAGACTTGTCCGCCGCCTTAAAAAACGATTGCGGGCCAATATAGGTTTTCGGCGTCCCTGTTACCCCGTCCACCGCTTCCACGGAGAACGGGATATACAGATTTACCGCATCAGCGCCCTCAAGACCGCTTTCGCGCACGTTCACACCCTTCGATGCTTGCAGCATCACGCCACGCAGAATTGTGGTATAAACTTTCTCGACCTCATCAAGCGTTGTTGGGTCAACCTCCTGCACGATGTTGTAGATCGTTACAGTGTGGGGAGTGTACATCTACAACCACCTCCGCGATACAACAGCCCGGTATGGGCAAGGTATTCCATGCATGTTTCCGCAAGCAGTTTCTTCGCACCGTCCGTTGCGCTGAGTGCAGACAGGGCGGATTCCCCACCCGTTGCAAGTGTTCTGGAATAGCTGCCTACCGTTTCGCTTTTGACTTCCGCGTCATTTGCCGCGGCGTTTGCAAGGTTTTTCACGGCAAGCGCCTGCGCTGATTCAATGACCGCATACTTGTCAACGAGCGCGCAGCAGCACATCTTTACCGCGTCCAGATCGGCGTGGTTTTGTGCTCTGTTGCGCGTGTAGTAGTCGAGGAATGAGCTGGCGCGGACAACAAGACGCGGGAAGTCATTTTCACTCACAGCTCCCATGTAAGTGCCGGAGTAGTATTCAAAGTCTGCGTAAGTCATCAGTGCCCTCCTTCCAAAACTGCGAGAATTTCAGCCTTTTTCATCGAACTGCTGACCCCTTCCACCCCGTTTTCATCGGCATACGCAAGCATTTCAGCTTTTGTCATGTCGGAGAAAGCCGGGGTGTCAGGGTCAGGCTCATTCAGCAGTTCAGTTAGCCCCCCACCGCCGGAGTGATAGAGCCGACCACCACGCCGTCGATACGCTCAGCGAAAAGAGCCATGCCGTTGATAACGGTGTCAGATGCGGTCATGTTGGTGTAATCGGGCTCCTCATGGATACCGATATAGCCGGTGGCGTCGGTGGTGAAATCGAACACCTCGCCAAGATCAGCGCCGTTCACAGGAATGTAGTACAGGGCAATGTTGTCCTTGGCGGTGGCGTAAATCTTGCCCTTGGGAACGCTGGAATTGAGAATCACGGTGCCAAGGCCGAGGAAGTTCTCAACGTAAGTCATGCCGAACGCGGTCTGCAAGGTAATGTTTGCGCTTGCGAGGTAGTCAGCAACGTCCAGCGGGTTCAGAAAATACACCGCACCGATCTCGTCATCTTCAAACAGCACCTGCAGCTGGCCCCATGCCTGTGCCAAGGTTGCCTGGAAGGTCGCACCAGATGCCGTGCCCGTGCCGGTTGCGAGGAAGTCGAAAAAGTCTTTTCGGATACCCTTCTGGACGTCCTTGAGCATTTCGTCGGTAGTCATCTCTACCGCCTGATCGTAGCCGCGATCGGTGATTGCTTCGGCAGAGGTGGCTTTGCGCCACTTCTTAAGCGTAATCTCCTTGTAGTTCACGGCTTCGGTCTTGTACTTGCTAAGGGGGATGGTCTCACCCTCAGCAACAGCGCCGCTCTCCAGCGTGCCAGTGGCCTTGTAGCTCTTGAGCACAGTTCCAGCCTGCTTTGCGATCTTGCGGGTCACACCCAAGGCCTCCATCAGCTTTTTGATGGAATAGCCGAACATTTCGGTAAATTCAATTTCGCGCACACGCGCGAGGTCAGCTTTCTTAATGAGATTAGGATCAGCAGCCATTTTTATTCTTCCTTTCTAAACAAATCCATATTTGCGGCGATTGCAGCGCGCCGCTCCGCTCTGTCATTGATTTGCATAATCTCGTCCTTTGTCATCGGTTTCCCGCCGCCGTTAAAGCGCGCGCCAGTGTCGAAGCGAACGGTCTGCTTGGAGACAAGCCCCTTGTAAGTGCCGTCTACGAGCGCATCAAGAGACTTGGTGTCCTTGATCTTTTCTCCGTCCAGCTCCAATGCGGCCATTTCTTCGCCGCAGCCGCGCATAGCAAGGTCGAGATTCGCGCCGGTGATGTTTTTGCTCTTAAAGTAAGCACGCACGGCCTTTTCCTTTGCCGCCTTGCTTTCCTTTGCCGTGATGTCGGTCTTAAAGGCTTCAAAGGCCGAGTGTTCTTTCTCGTACTTCTCCTTGTAACCGCCGTCACCCGCCGCCTTGAGGTCGTCCAATTCCTTCTGGACACCGGGCAGCTTCTCCGCGTCCGCCTTGTACTTCGTGAGATCGTCCTTGAGGGGGTCAACCACGCCCAGATGCAGCGCAACCAAGCGATTTTCGATCTCTTCGGTGCAAGCCTCGCCGAGAATATTCCTGATTTCCGCTCTCGTAAATTTCGCCATGTTATTCGTTCTCCTTTTCCTTGGCCCCAATTCTTCGGGGGCGAACGTTGTATAAAAACCGCTGTACCTTGAGGGTTTTACCTAAAACAAAAGAGCCACCCACCGAGAAAAACTCGGTAGCTGGCTCCTATTGCCCTTTCCCGCGCCCTATTACGCGGGAGTTGAATATTTGATTGTTTTCTTGACCTCTAAAACGATGTACCCGTCGCCTTTTCGGCGTATTTCAGCATCGTTTCCGCGCTTCAAAATTGCATCGATTGCCTTTTTGACTTCTTCCCAGTTCAATACAGCACCTTCATTCTTTCCCGCTGCTCCGGCAGTCCTGCCGCCACGCTGAACGCTTTGTATTTCGCGTTTAACCGCCGCAGCCTTATGTTTACCGCAGTCTCATCTTCATGCAATCCTGCGGCCTTGTAAGCAGCTTTTTCGCGCTTTAGTTTGCGTGCCTCGCGCTCAACGCGCCGCTGCATCTGCGTTGCTTCGTATGCAGTGTATTTCTTTCCGTCAAAATCGCATCCGAGATCATCATCAATATGGGCAAGCTGTTCGTCTGTGTATGTGCGTTCGCTTACGCCCTCAACCCAAACGTTGCGGCGATGCCGACAGTTAGCCCCCTCAAGTCCATCAACAGCCCCAAGACCGCACACATCGTAAATGCTCGGGTAGATGTCCCCTGCGCGAATACTGTATACCTTGCCTTGCCAGTCCTTATGGCTTGACCACGGTGACGGCCCAGGCTTATCTCTCGCGCCAGCATGGGCGGAAACCTCAAAATACGGAGTTTCGAGATACTGCGCCGACTGCTCCGTATATTTAGCGCAAATTTGATTTACGCCAGTCATCACGGCCCTGCGCGCCGCTACATCAATGAAATCACGATGCCCGCTTTCGTAGTCTACAACTCTAATGCCACTATCTGCGAGCTGCCTTACAACGTTTGCAATAGCCTGATTGTAGCTGATTGCGCCGCTCTGGATCTGCATCTCTGCGTTATCCAAAGCCCACTGATAAGCGCGAGCGGGCTTTAACATCGTGTTGCCCACAAGGAAACCCATAGAAGCCGTTAAATTGCGGAATGTATCATGGGTCTGCCGCTTAATTGCATCCACTGTAGCCGCATCTACAAGCGTTTCTGGCTGCGTTACATGCGCAAGGTCGATGACTTCGGTGTAATACTTCTGGTTACGCTCTACAACGTCATTAAGCAAACTATTTAGCTTTTGTTTGCTAATTCCTGCTGTTTTGCTAATAGATTCTTCGATGCTTTTAAGGTCAATGCCATGCGACCGCAACGCTTGAATATCTTGCACCGTTACCTCGTTCAGCTCATCCGCAGCTTTCAAACGGGAGCAGATTTCTTCCAGCAGCGTGATTTCAAGCGCACGGAACAGTTCCGCCAGTTCTTCCGGCAGCGCATCAAGTAGTTCCGGGGTAAATGGATACCGGCTCATTTTTCACAACCCCAAAAGTCCCATTATTTTCTCCAAAGCCCATCACTCCACCTCATCTTCTTCCTCGGCTGTCATGTCCTGCATCTTCGGCAACGCCGCCTTTGCAGTCGCTTCGTCCTCGTTCATCCACTTCATGCGGAACTCCCAATCGTTCATAATGCCTGCCTGCAAGAGCTGCATATCGCGGGAAAAATCGGTTTGCTTGTCCTCAATGATTGAATCGTCAAAGTCGATAGAAATTTCGACCTCTTCATTCAGCCCCGCGCCCATGTAACGGTTTCCCATACGAAGCAAGATTCTGCACAATTCTGTGATTGCTTGGTCGAGCAGAATTTCATGCTTCCTGATCGTGCGAAACATGGTGCTGTTTTCGCTGATAACCTGCGTGGCCGTTGCAATGCTCGTCTGGTCGAATTTGTAATGATTCTCTCCAAATCCGCATTTGCTCGATAACACGTTGAGCATATCTTGCATGCCGGTGTTAAACTCAGTCGTGCGCAGCGTCATATCGACCTGCTGCAAGATGTTCCCATCCGCCGCGCGATCTTCCGGCAGAACATAGTAAACTGTTTCGCGCTTATCAAAGACAGGTCTACCGTTGATGTCTTTAGTCGCTTCCGACTGCACCACGATGCGTTTTTTCCCGAGAACGAACTCATTAACATAGCTGTCGTATGTAATATCAATGCTCTTGAGCTGGTCGATGGCATAAGCAAACACTGCAACGCCCATCGGGTTTTCTTCGTCAGAGTTCGCAATATTCAAACGGTCAATGACAAACTGCGGCTTGTCGCTGCCTGTATGAACGACAGGCGAAATTGTCTCAAATCCTCTTACGCTTGTAAGCGGAACTTCATCTGCATCATACAGATGGTTTTCGATGTCGTACTCCCCGCCGTTCAAACGATGCACCTGAATGTATGTGTACTCTCTGTCATCAACTCTTTTTCTCGATACAAACGCGCACTCGCGGATAATGCCGTTGTCCCACGTCAGCGGGTAGATGTTCGCAGCTGTAACATAGTTGATATGGATTTTGCCTGTGTCTTTTACTTCTGCGGTATCTGGGTCAACGCCCATTTCTTCGACAATGGGAACATAAGCAATCGTGCCAACTGCCGCCTTGCGCTCTTGAGATTCGTTTGCTTTGACTTCCCAGTTATTATTGGCAAGAATAGTGTCTACGAACTCCTGTTCTTTCTTCCCCTCAAGCGTGATATTCACGCGCTCATTCATCAGAAGGTTTGCCCAGTCCTCGCATACTTTCTTGCCCATATTGACGGAATACCTATGGCATTCCAACTCTTCGATTCCGTTCCACACTGTATAGCTATGGAAGTCTTTCACTTCTCCGTCATACCAAGATTTCCATACATCGATCAGCGAGTAAAACTTACTATCGACCGTATCAAAGCCGAGTTCTTTTAATGCTCTGCGGATATTCACCACTTCACCGTCCTATCATATGCCCGGCGCGTTCCAGGTCTTTGTAATATGGCTCGATGCTGTATTCAAATGCGTCAAGGCTGTCAATATCAGACGTGCCATCGTCAAGGCGCTCGTCCTCGAATTTATCAGGATCATAAATCGCAGTTTGCAACGCATCGATCAGGTGCGGACAGCTCCGCGAAACCTTGAAACGCCCTTGTTTCGTTAGCAAAACAACAAGCCGGATTCTATCTGTGATTTGCAGTTTCAGTGCGTTCTTGACCTGCGTCCCAAGGCGCATCTTCTGCGCGGTATGATCTAACCCGCGAATCAGCACTGTTTCCGCGCTATCCGCTCGTGTCTGGCTGTAACCATACTTTGACGTTATCAGCTGGCAGAACGTAGCAAAGCGCCGATTCAGCGCGTCAGGGTCAATCTCTTCATTTTTTATATATTCTTCTTCCAGCGCAACCACCCGATAATCTTTTGTAATGCCGGTCGCCTGAAACTTTGTTGCGGACTTTGTACCGCCGAAGTCAACGCCAATGGAAATGACAGAGAATTTTGTTCCCTGTTCCTCTGCCCATTTCAAAGGATCGTCGATCAAATACTTTTCCGTGTTATTGGCAAAGTCTTTGTAGACGACGCCCTCCGCCGCCACCCAAAGGCCGCGCACATACCGGTCATAGAAAATGCCGGCATACATGTTTTCATAGCGCGCAAGAGTTTTCTCGCTCAAGCCGGGGTTATCCTTCATCTCAAAATGTAGATAAAGCGTGTTTCGTTCGCGGTGCCGCTTGATCCACTCCTGATAAAACCAATGATGCGGACTGCCGGGGTTACAGGAGAACCACAGCTTTGCACCGTTCACAGAGCAACGAGCAAGCGCCTGTTCCACGAACGAACGCGGCATCAATACTACCTCGTCCAGCAGCACGCCCGCCAGCGTGCGGCCTTGAATCAGCGTATAGCTTGCCTCGTCCTTACCGCCAAACACCTCAAAGTAATTCGTCACGGCGCCGCGCCGCACTTCCATAACCTTGTCACCACGCCGCCAGCGGATGATATAGCGTTCCTTTGCCAAACTCATCGCCGTAAACGGCACGATGATGTTCTTGGTGCAGCTGTCAACCGTGCGGCCACACACGCCGAAGCGCTGACCGTTGAAATTCTCCATCGCCCAGCGGACGAATGCCCACATCATGATGGAGGTCTTGCCGGAACGCACAGCGCCATCGCAGATCAGCGCGTCATACTTGGAATATGGAAAGGCAAGGATTTTTGCTTGTTTTTGGCTAATCATCGCTTTCCAACTCCTCCGCCATTTCGCGCAGGCTCTGACTAAGCGCATCTTCCCTCACCGTGTCGGCAGGACTGCCGCCGATCATCGCCCACTTATCAATTAGCGTTCCCATTGCCGTTGTGATCTGGCTGAGATTTGCCGCCGCCAGCTTTTCCGGGTCGTTGAGCATTTCAAGTCCCTTGCCGATGAACGAACACACAAGGTCTTTGTGGTCGTTCATGTATTCCATCACATCGGCGGTGTTCTCTTCCTTTTTTTGTTCGCACTTTTTCACAATGTCGGCATTTGCCCGCACAAGGTTCTTGACCGTCGTTGCGGACACGCCGTTGATCTTTGCTGTGGCGCAATAGTTGTTCGTCTGCACATAGTCCGCCAGTATTTTCTTTTTCTGTCGGTCTGTCAGACGCGCAGCCATTGCCACCACCTCACACATCGATTTTGCTACCAGCCCCCACCCCTTGGCTACAGTAACAGTCTTTCCCCGCCCGTATGGGCTACACTTGCCGCACTTTCAGGCGGGCGCTTTGCCCATTGCCAAAGGCAGCGGCTTTCCTCTTTTGGAGCGGCGAGACGGTATTGAGCCGCCACACGTCCGCAATGTTGCCTATAGCCATTGCTTTCGCTTCTGCATCAGCACGCCGCATATGTCCCCGCTGGGCCACATCGTTGAGAGGTGCGCGGGGTCCTGTGCCGCATGAGAGGTGCGACCTCTCGGCCCTGATCGTGGGCTGCATCGTGCGTGCGGCAAATCGCGGGGGGGCGGTGTGAAAAGATGAAAAGCACCGCGCCCCGCTATGGCGCAGGAGGTAAACGCCATAAATGAGAGAACCGCAAAGGCTTTTACACCTCTGCGGTTCAATTTTCTCATGATTGCAATACCCTGACTCACTTATAAGTGAGTTTTGCAAAATATTTTTATAAACTTTTTGGATAGTCCGACCTGCCAAGCAGGTAGTCAATCGACACGCCGAAATAATCAGCAATGCTTATCAGCGCGTCCATTGACGGTTTCTGCGTCCCCATCTCATAGCGCTTGATGGTGTTACGGTTCAGCCCGCACAGCTCAGACAGAACGCAGCGCTTTAATTGCTGGCGTTCGCGTAACCTCCGCAGCCGATCAGGAAACGTGCTCATCGCATCACCTCAATCATCTCCCGCGCTGTTGATCAGCCTGTCAAGATAGAATCTCGCCTTTCGCAGATCTTCCTTGCCGTTTTTCAGCGGCCAGCGCCACATGTACTTGAGCACCTGTCCCGTCAGCCATGCTTGCATCGGGTCTTTCTGGCACGTCAATGCGGCCGCAATGGCGTCGATGCACTCGACCCCTCCCGCCGTGTAATGCGCGGGGTGACTTACATTGTCATGCTCGATGCACGGGCTATTGGCAGGTGCGCTCCCTCTCGGCGGTGTACTCCATTTAAACGGATCGTTACTCATGGCGCGCCACCTTCCGCTTCACCCACGCCCACAGGTTTCTCCACGGATGGGATTCTGCGTAATTGGCGCGCTGCTCGGCGTTGTAGCGCTTGTCACGCATTACATCAATGACCGTCCCCTTAAAAGCAAGATCGTCGTTCGCCCGCCCAAGCGCCGCCTCAGTATCGGCGAGCTTATTTCGCAGCACATCTGCGTCCGCTTTCAGGTTTGCGATCTCGTTCTCTCGGGTGATGGCCTCGCCGTTCATCTGGTCAAGCTTTTCCGTCAGCGTGCCGATTTCTCCACGCAGTTTTTCATTTTCCTCGGACAGTTTTACTCCGGCCTTAAAATGTGCCGCCGCCTCGGCTTCCGCCGCTTCCTGCCTTTCGGTGGCTTCCTCCACCATCTTCGCCATCTGGTCTTTGGTGTACTTCTTTACGTTGATGCTCATAGCTTGGCTCCTTCCATTTTCATCTGTTCTTCCCGTCCCCGGTCGCTCACGATGCTCACGACCTTGCAGTCACCATATCGCTCAATATCCATGGCGATGCGCTCCTTGATGCCCTGCGCGTCAGCGGCGGGGACGTTGGCTTTAATCGTGATCGTCAGCATATACGTTCCCTTTCACGTGCTCTTTCCACCACAGATATTCTTTGCGCTCTCGTCGATATTCAAAAATCAGGCTTTCCGCCTTGCAGATATCGCGGAATCTGTTGCTTGCTGCAATCCATGCAGTCTCAACCAGCCACCATAAAAAGCATAACGCTGCAAGAATCGCTGCAATGCCGCCAATCGCTATAAAGAACATTCCAACGCCTTCAACAAAAGATTCCATTCGTTACACCTCCTTCGGCTCGCCGTAGCTGCAAAAATCGGTGCTGCCCACATTGCGTCTATTACATGGCGCGCGCCTGTTGTGACACGTCAGCGTCCCCGGCTTACCGTATCGCTGGGTAAGCTCTGACGGCAATGTGCTGTGCGCGCAGTCCTTGCACCGCGTCACGACCACAGCATCGACGGTGGGAGCAGCGGCCACGATGGGCAAAGCAATTTCGTCCCTATCTGCGTTGTCGTACCACGGCTCGTCATCAAGCTTTTCCCATAGCACGTCGCCATCAATCAGCCGCATCGCTGTCACCTCCGTCCATTTTTGCAGAGTTCTCCACAAAGTTGCGGACTCTGGCCGCGCAGGAGAGGCACAGTTGTTTCTCCGCAGAAAATGGTGTCTTAAAATTCACAACGCCGTAGTGATTGAAATCCAGATTCACACCGTCAACCTCGTAGTCAATCTCGCGCCCGCACATATCACAGAACACTTTAACCATCAACTATTCCCTCCGTCCATCTTGGCCCCGCAGTAATAGCAAAAACGGCACTCATTCTCAAAGATTGCATCGTGTGCATCATCTGTCGGAATATCCACGCCGCAGTTTGAGCACTTTCCATCTACCCACCGCCCATGCACCACCGGCGCAACGTCGGCGGCGGGAAACGCTGCGATGACAGCATATACTCCATCCGCAAATAGTCTTTCTACCAAACCATGTTCTCCAAGCCCCATTTTCTTGAATTTGGTAATGAGCGCTTCCCGCTCAATGCATTCAGCCATCTTCATCCCCTCCAAATTCCGCCTCGTACAGTATATATAGCACTCTTCTGGGCTGTTGCCATCTACTGTTTCAAGTATTGCTTCTCCGCCGCAGAACGGGCAAGGTTTCAGGTCATACATCCTTCGTCGCCTCCACATAGCACCAGCTCTGAGGCGGGCGCTTGATTGTCCGGCCGTCACAGTCCATTTTGCTGTAGTTGTAATAAGGACAGGCACAGCAATCCGACTCGACTTTACATAGACCCTTGAACTCGCTCAGTTTCTTCGGCGTATCGTAGATTTTTAGGTCGGAGATGTGCCAGCCATAGCCGGTTCTCCCGTTGCCGATGTAGTCAGCAAGCTCCTCGTATGTAAGACAAGATCGCTCCATGTGCTCGAAAAACCAGTTCTGAATGCCACCATTGTCGAAAACATTGATGGGAAATATCCGGTCGCACACAAACTCGCCGATTACCTTACCATTTCCAAGTGGGCAGTTCAGTGATTTCATCGACCCCGTATCTAAGTAGTCCTGCATCAGACGTTCCGGTGAAATAGGAATGTTCAGGTCAGGTCTACCGCTGGTGCAGTAGATATAGCACTTAAACGGCGTTTCCAACTTCGGACGGGTCTTTCGCACCTCAACGGTTTTCTCACCGCTGATAATCTTCTCGCACCACTTCGGGCGGATGCTCAACATAACAACCTTACTCATTTCTTCATCGCCTCCAATGCTTTCTCCGCCTCCTCGCGGGTAAGGAAGAAGGTTTTTCCTATATCCTCTGGCCTGAAATATTCGCTGGTTCCGCCACAGTAAATTCTTGTGGAATTTGAAAATGAAACGATGCTAAATACTTGCTTCTCAATGATTCTTCCAAGCAAAGCAAAATACACCGTATCGCCCACCTTGCACGGCGGCACCACCAGCCGCCCATCCTTGTCGGCCTCGGCCAGCTCGCGCAAGCGGGTATAGTTGCAAAGGCTTTCTAAATCAGCAAGACGCATGAGCTTCAGCGCGATCTCGTCCGCCTTATCTTTCGGTAGGACTTCTTCCGGTTCACACGCGCTGTCCTCGTAATCGGCCAACCGTTCAACACATCTTTGTCTAAAAGCACTTTGCGCTATTCTGTCTGGCCCAGAATTATCATCAAAGTAACAACTTTTGGGATAATTATAATCAGAAGCCCCACTGAATAAACGCTTCGTCAGTCGTTCCATCACTCCACCTCCTGACCCCAGAAATTATCCATGCACCTCTGGCAAATATCGACGTCGAGAACGCAGTTGCCAACCGGTTTGTATTCGGTATCCAACATCTTTGGGCAGTACCCGGGTTGTCCTTTATCATTCAGTATCACATGAGGGAACGTTTTCAGAAACACGCTCTGCCGCGTCTTGCGCGGGTGCTCCTTCGACCACTGCTCGACGATGGCGATAACCTTTTCGCAAGAATCGTCTGCACAAAAGTCAACTGTCCAACAACCCATATTTTCCAAAGGGCACTCTTTGCATTCGGTCTTTTCAAAGTAAACTTCGCACAGCCGTTTACGCTCTTTCAAAAACTCTACTGCGTCCATCTTTACCTCCCTAAAATTTAAAGCTCTCTCTGAGCTTATTCCCATTGATATTCGCCTCCGCCGTAAAGTAGCGGTGCGCCTCGTTGATGTAGACGACGCGCCCGTGCGCAGTCGTCTCTTTCGTGGTAACGCTCATAATGCCGGTACTGCCCTCAAAGGCGGCAGGCTTCCAGCTGAATGGTTCTCCAATGTACATGGTCATTCCTCCCCAAATCTCAATTTTGTTACGACAATGGGGAACTCCTCGATCTCGCTTGCCCAGCGTGCCGTGCCTTTGCCGTTGTGCCGCTCGAACACCAGCGGAAAGCCGCCGATGCCGTCAAATAAACTGCCCATCGTAACAGGGCGCAAATATTGCGCGCTGATGCGCTTTGCCAAAAAGTCCCAAAACGGCAGCGCGATAGAATTGCCGAGCGCCTTATAGCGGGGGCTGTCCGCTGTTTTGTGGCGCTTCCCAAGACTATCGACCCAATAGCCTTCGCCAGTCTGACCATCGTACCACTCTCCTATGTCCGTCCAGCCGTCCGGATAGCCTTGCAGCCGTTCGCACTCCATCGGGGTAAGGCGGCGCACCACCATGCCCGTTCTCACGGTATTCTGCAAATTGTAGCTGATTCCGCCGTTTGATTTGGCCTGCAATGTACCGTTTGTTTCTCCTCCCTCGCAAAAGTTCCGACAATCGACGGAACACACAAGGTCTGTTCCGTCCTTAAAGTCCCGTTGCTTGCAACTGCTTGCAACGTCCCCCTCTCGGTAATCACCGAAGCCCTGCATTTGATACGTCAGCGGCACTTGGTTGCCGCCTGTTCCCATTCTTGCTTGCAAACTCGGAACGACCTCGCCGCAGTCTCTGATGACATCGCAGGCGTGCGACATATCCAGTGCAACCACCGCGGGTTTGTTGCCGCCGCACTCCGCGTTCAGCGTTGGCGATTGCTCTTCGGCGTAGCCGATGCTTCGCGCTTTCTCGCTGTTGCCGAGCTTAAACCCGGCGCATACAACCGGCTGGTTGTTCCCGCTCATGCCTGCGGAAGCGGTCAAGGTCGGTGCACGGTCATCGCCTCGTACCTCGGCCCCGCCTTGCTGTGTTCCCATGCAGAAAATCGCCGGGTTATTTACTCCGCCGCCAACGCCACCTTGTAGCGTCGGGGATGCTCCCTCTGTGCCAAAAATCCGTTTGCTTTGGCAGTCCCACTGCGTCAGACAGTTTTGGAAAATCGTCTGGTCGTTGCCGATGCCGAGCGTTCCGCTCTTGTCCTCCTGCACTAAAGAGCCTTTTCCTCCTCCTTCACAGCCCCCCCTAATTCGGACTGCATAAGAAGCACCGCTTTCAGCGTTTCCGGCAAGTCTTTCCCGCGCCGTTCCGCTCTCCGCAGGATGCCCTGACACGCTTTTGCGCTCAAAGAGTATTTCGCCTGCGGTGTCGCCTCCAAAATCTGCGACAACCGAGATACGACGGCGGCGTTGGGGGACTCCCCAGTGTTGCGCGTCATGCACTCGCCAAGCCACGCTCCATCGTCCTCCCACTTCATCGTGGTAGCCCCCCCAGGTGTTCCAGCCTTTTTCAGGCACTTCAATATTGGGGGCTTCCGGCTCTGCGATGCGGATGATCTCTTCGAGGACTGCCGCGAAGTCTCGCCCTTTGTTGCTTGAGAATGCTCCGGGCACGTTTTCCCATACCATAAACCGAGGTCTGACCATGTCACCTGTCCGTCCATTCGCTCTGTCATGTTCTCTCATCTCCTTTACGATGCGAACCTGTTCCATGAACAATCCGCTCCTTGCACCGGCCAATCCAGCGCGTTTTCCTGCAATGCTCAAATCCTGGCACGGTGAGCCGCCCGTGATAACGTCCACAGCTTCGATTTCCGCGCCGTTGATCTTCGTAATATCGCCGAGATGTTTCATCTCCGCCCCTCGCATTCCCCGAACAGCTCCCGGAACGGCTTCCCCGTGATCTCTTCCAGCGCCAGCAGCAGCCTCACCGTCACATCGCGGTCGCCGCGCACCCACGCCGACACCGTAAACTGCGACGCGCCGAGGGATTGCGCCAGTTCGGTTTGATTGTAATTCGTCTTTCCCAGTGCTTCCTTGAGCGCCGGATAAACGCAGAACTCAAACGGCGTTCTCGGTCTCATGATCTTGCTCATGCGCGCGCCTCCCCGAAAGCCTCTTCAAATGTCAGCCCCGTCACCGCAAGAATTGCCTTGATAACGCCGATGCTGAATTCGTTCTTCCCCGTTGTCCATCTCCACACGCAGAGCGGGGAGACGCCGATCTTCTTGCTCAACTCCGGCGGTGTCATGCCCGATGACTGCAAGGCTTTCTTGAGCTGCGGATATACGACCGTCTTAAACGGCACGTGGTTCGTGTTCTCACTCATTTTCCTGCACCTCTCCGAGCAGCGTCCCGACGGTCACGCCCAGTGCTTCGGCAATGTACTGATACGTCGGCATGTAGCTGATGCATCGTCCCTCTCTGAGGTTTAAGATGCTACTGCGCGATAATCCCGCCTTTTCTGCAAGCCCCTTGATACTCATGCCCCGCAGCGCACTCCATTTCTTGATGTTCTCGCCGATCTCTTCCGGCGACAGCATGCCTTTTTTCGCCGGTGGGGATTCCGCCAGAATATCGCTCAACGTCAAGCCAACGCATTCGGCGTATCTATATAGCGTCGACACCTTCGGATAGCTCGCGCCCTTTTCGAGTTTGGCAATGGTTGACTGTTCTGTGCCCATCATATCGGCCATCCGAAACTGGCTGATATTTCGCATTTTGCGAATATTTTTGAGCCGTTCGCCCAACTCTTTTTCTGTCAACATCTTTTCTTGCTCCCTCATTTCAGCCGTTGATAGCGCCGCGTCTTGAAATGGCGCGCGCTCAAGTAATCGTCTTTCTCCTGCGCTTCCCGCTGCTCTTCATCCCTCGCCGCGTTGTACTTGGCGATATCCACCTGATAGTGCGGGCACTCGCTGTGACAGCCCGGATGCCTCACAGGCGGCTTGCAGCTGTGGCAATGCTCAAATGCTGTCATCTCACACCTCGCGGATCGTAATGCCGTACTTCGCCAACATCTCGTTTTTCTTTCTTAGATACATTTGCGTCCGTTTCCCTTTGACGTCTTCAACCTCTTGTATCCAGTAAACTTGCCCATTGCAGTCAGGCTTGGTTGGCCGCTCATAGACAAAATCCGCAAAATATCGCTCTGACTTAACGTGCGCTCCATCCGACTGAATGTAAGGCTCTTGCAGCGTAAACGCTCGTTCTATCTGCAAATTGCGGATAAGCCCTCGTCTCTCCATCAAAGCCAACTCGTCATAACGCCTCGCCTCTTTGGCGCTCTTGAATTTATGCACTTTTCCGTTTGGCATGACGCGCGGGGTAAATTTACTCCTGTACTTACTGCGCTTTTCCCGCTTCTGCACCTCGCGCACGGCCATCTTTGCCATGACCTGGGCTTGAGCGTCCTTGCCAAGCTGCGAAATATCAATGCCCATTGCTTCCCTCCATTTCGGCAGCAGCCGCGTCCCACGTCATCCCGTGTTCCCTCGCATAACGCGAAACGCTCGGCATAAATGCCTCCTGTTCGGCTATCTTCTCGATGTATGGCTTCATCCACGCTACCGAGACGCGCGGGGAAACTGCGCCCCTGATTTTTGCCAGCACTTGGCCGACTTTCGGGGGGAATCCCTTCGCATCCTCGGCAATCATCGCATTCACTGCGTCCATCGCCTCGGCAGGGTCTTCACTGCCCAGCATGTCCGACCAGAGGGAAACCAGCTCTTCGGCTTCTGCGCGGGTCATCTTGGCGTAAGCCTGCGGATAAGCCTGTTTTAGCCGCCCTAAAAGGCTAATTACGTCAGATCTTTCCACGGTTCTTTTCCTCCTCCAGCATCTCAGCGAATACATCGCCGCCCGGCCGTATCTGCGGTGCTTTATTGGCCCATCGTTCCCACTTCTCCGCATTTCTGCAAGCCGCTTTCCAGTCTTTCATGGGGGTCTTGCCGACCAACCACCCTTTTGACTCGTAAAAGTCGATGAACCCCTGTGGGTCTACGGGCGATTGGCGTTCAGCCACATAGGACTGAACCTCTGCGAGTGTGGGGGGCGTGAAGCGCTTCGCGCGCGAAATAACACCTTGTCCTTGTCCTTGTCCTTGTCCTTGTCCTTGTCCTTGTCCTTGGCTTTTTTTGGTTTCTAAAAAACCGCTTTGGTTTTTTTGGTTTTCCTTGGTTTCCAAAAAACCGCTTGTTTTCGGCGGTCTGCCGCCCTTTTTGCCGTTCTCTCGGTAAACATTGGAGGCGGCTTCCTGCGCCTTTATGGACTCGTCAATATCCCGCTGAATTGCGGGCCAAATAAACCTTTCGGGGCCTTCAAACTTCGGCTGTTCTCCGTTTTTCCGGTAAGCGAGCATCGCCCGGACGATAGCCCCGATCGACTCGTCGTCATACTCGCGGAAATAGTCCTCGTAGCTCAGCCAGAGCTTGACATATTCCTTGCTCTCCGCCATGCCGTCACCGCCTTAAAACGGCAGCTTGCCGTCGTCCTCGCCGATCTCTGCAAAGCCGCCTACGGCGCTCTCTGTGGCGTATTGCGGTGCGGCAGTATCGTTACCCTCCGGGCGCCTGTTGTCTGCGAAATACACGCTGTCAGCCTGCACCTCGTAGCTCCTGCGCTTGTTGCCGTTCATGTCCGTCCAGTCGCGCATCTGCAAGCGCCCCTCGACGCCGATCAACCGCCCGCGTCCGGCGTAGTTGCAGAGCACTTCTGCCGTTCCGCGCCACGCTACAATGTCGATCCAGTCTGTGCCGCCCTCCTTGCCGTTGCGGTCAACGGCAAGAGGGAACGACACAACGGATACGCCGCTGTTCGTTTTTTTCAGCTCCAAGTCACGACCGATGCGTCCCATCAGGCAGATTCGATTCATGCTCATTTCAATTCCTCCTCGCTTTGGTGTTGGTGCAGATAGAGCACGTGGCTCTTGCCGATGGCGGCGTTTTGGGAGATCCATGCGTGCGCCTGCTCGCGGGATAGATGGCTCTCCATTGCGCGGCTCTCATAGCTGAATTCTCCCGCTTCCAGCTTGCGCTTCATGCGCTCCTGTATCTCCTCTTCGCCGTAGTTGGCTTCGATCAGATAAAGGTCATAGGCCAACGCAGATACCCCATTCAGCGACGCGCAGTCCGTCGCATAGAAGACGTTGTCGAACCCGTCCGATTTCTCGCCGTCTGCAAACTGAATATGCCACGCACAGTTTGGAACATCATGCGGAATTGAGTTGTACCATACATAAGCGGAAGTGCTTTCGGATAAAAGGTAGAACAGATCGTGACGCTGCATAGCCTCATCGGTCACGCGGCGGTCCACGCCGATGCGTTCCATCGGTTCCATAAGCCACGGAGGGACGCACCAGCGCAGCGCAGGGCGCAGGAAGTGCAGGCGCTTGATGGTCTCGGGATTGAAGTGGTCTCCGTGAATGTGCGTCAGCAGGACGAGCTTCAATCCCTTGCAGTACGGTTCGAGTTCCCGAAAGGGAATGCCGCAGTCAATGAGGATTTCATCATTCAGCAGTACGGCGTTCCCCTTGGAGCCGGTCGAAATGACCTTGACCTTACAGATCATTCATACTCACCTGCTTGGGGGTGACGGTCTTTCCGTCGTCCAGCGTACCGATGGCATCAGCGGGAAATGTCAGATCGTCCTTGGCCTCGCCTGTGGTCTCGTCCACTTCGACGGTCGGGAGATCAAAATACTGCTCACGGCTCGCGCGTCCCTCTTTCAGTGAGGTATACACATTACGCAGGCGCACGATGCTCTGCGCCGTGAACGCTTCGGACTTGCAGCCGATGTACTTTTCAAGGCACTCCATCGGTACGCCGAAGTCGTCCTTGAACGCCTGCCCCATCTTGCGCACGCGGTCAATCATGGGTTCATCGCTCTTTCCCATCATTGTCTTGGTACACGCCGCAAGAGCAGCATCCACCACGTCACCGGGGATAATGCCGAGAATGCACGCGCGCATACGGCGCGCGCCCTGATTGGCGATCATTTCATAAATGTCGCGCGGGTCGGTGAGGGCAACGCTACCTTTCTTGGTGTAGCGGATATGCGGCACGGTGAAGATCTTCGTCTGGCGGGTGTTGGTCTCCAAATCCCAGCAGTAGGCCATGACGGTACTCTCGCCGTTCTTCTGCTCCAGCTCGGCAATTCCGAAGTCGAGGTTGCCCCAGTTCTGCGCCATGACCTCGGCGAGACGGATCGATGGGCCGGTCACATTTTCGCCGCCGCGCGGGTATTCATAGATCGCGCGCTCGGCAAAGCTCTTGCGCTTGCAGGCGTTGAGAATGCGGTTGTTCGCTTCGATCTCGTCACGAGGGAAACGCTTGGCGACGACCATTGCCGCCTGCACTTCCTGTGCCTGACGGGAGATCATCATTTCGGTGTTCACGCTCTTGGCGCTCACAACTTCGGTGCTGTTGTAGGTCTGCATTTCGTTCATCGTAATGTCCTCCTCAAACAATCATTCGTACTGATAGCCATTGCTGACAAGGAATTGCTTCAAAAGGCGTAGGCGCTCGCGCGTATCGGTCACGCGGAACGACACCGTGAGGCGTTCGACCGCCGCCTGCTCCACGCGCTTCGGGACGACCTGCGGGGCCGCTGCGCCGGGATCCTCGCGGACGGGTGCTCCGGCAGCACGGGCCTCCTCCATTTCCGTGCGGCGTTTCACGGCCTCGCGCTCCTCCTCGGCGCGGCGGTGACGCTCGTTGACAACGGAGATCGCAAGCGAGAGGTCGAGGTTCTTTTTGTACTCCACCATGATCTCCGGCGCGTTCTCGCCCATCGTGCCGATGGTTTTCATATCCTGCGCCACGCCGTCCACCTTTAGCTTGATCTGCTCCATGAGCTTCTTCGGCGTCTTGGCTCTGGCGCTCGCCATATCGACCTTAACGCCGGTCTGCCCGAACGAAAGGAAGTCGACCTCGTTGACCGCGCACAGCTCCTGAAAATAGCCCAGCAGCATTTCCTCGCAGTGGCTCTTGATCTCGCTTTCCGTTGCGTCGATCTTGGCTTTCAGGTCTGCGTCGGCGCGCTTGTACGGGTCGGCGATGCACTCACGGTAGACGGATTCGAAGCTGTCGTACTTCTCCATGATTGCGGCTTTAATGGCCTTGCGCTGGGTCTCGGCATCGGCAAACTCGCGGTTCATTTCGGCGCGAATGTTCTTCACGCTGGTTAAGGTCTCGTCGGTGCAGACAAGGCTCATTGCCTCTGCGACGCGCTGCTCCGTCTGCTCCTTCCGGCTCCTCAAATGCTCCTCGATCACGGGGAGTTGAGTCACTTTCATCAGGGAGTTATCCATCTTCGGTCTCCTCCAATTCTTCAAAATACATTTCCTCTGCGCCGCAGTCCGGGCAGAACTTTTCCGTCACGAGGGCATAGCCGCGCTCGCCGTCAAGATTTTCGCGCCGACGCATAACGTCCGGCTCGTCAAAAATGAGGTGGCAGCACGTGCAGCGGTAGATCATTCCTCCACCTCCATGTAAACCATCGCGCTCTGCACGCCAAAGACGCGCGCTGCCTGATGGTCGTTGAAAAACACGTCGATGTGGTTCCCGTTCACGCCGCCGCCGCAGTCCTCAGCGATGTAGCTGCGCTGAGTGCCGTTCGGCCAGATCAGCAGGACGCGCGTGCCGTAAGGGATCACCTCCGGGTCGACCGCGATTGTGCGTCCCTCGGCCGCCAGCGTGCCGGTCGCGGTGTAGCCGCTTGCCCACTTGCCGCAGCAGCAGCGTCCGGGGCAATAGGCCGTGAGTGTAAACTCGCCAAGAAAAACGTCGTTGCACACCGCGCTTTCAGTCGCGGGAATGTCCCACGCGGGGTCATACTCCTCTACGATGGGTGCTCCTTCCGGTTCCTCATCGACCGCCTGCGCGCTGGTGGCGAGGATTGAGATCGCGATCAAGAGGATCGTCGCGCCCAAACACGCCGCCGCAAACAGCGCCGATTCATCGGCCTTGCGCTGCTCTCTCGTGCGCTTGTCGTGCCGTCTCAATGTCTGCACCCCATGTCGATAAACGGCAGCAGATCATACAGTACCTTGCACACCGCGCACGCGCCGATGACGGCGAGCCCAGTCGTGAAGTCGCAGCCATTGAGCGCGATCACCGCAGCGGCGATGCCGCCGAAAATTAACGTGTCGATCATGCCTCCACCTCGCGTTCCGCGATCCACTCGTTCACGAGGCGAGTATAGATTTGGAAGATTCTGCGCTTGCCGCCGCGGATGCACACGCCGAAGGGGTAAACCCGCTGCTCAAGGCCGGCTGCCAGCGATTCGTTCGAAATGCTCAGCCCGTGCGCACGTAAGTATGCCGCACACTCGTTCAGATCCATTGTTTTAATCATTGCCTTTTCCTTTCTCGCGTGCTACAATAAGCACGGACACAATATCTTGTGGTGAGATTTGTCCGGTGCCCTGTTCGGCCTGCTACGCTGAACAGGGCTTTTCTTTAGAATCGCTCGTCTAACCGCCCGGTCGAGCGATTCTGATTGTAGATTCCAAGAATCACTCGGGCATATCTTGAAGTGCCGCCGGTATTGGATACCTTGCCATCTCGAACAATTGCCGTAGGGCTTGTCTTTGCGAGCCGTCTTACTAACGCTTTTCTATCGAAATCGCCGCAATATGCACGGTAGAATTTTGTCATTCCATTCAAAATTTCGCTATTCAAACTGTCTGGCGTACCGCCCCAAGCTTCCTTAACGATCATCAGCATATCCTTGAATTCTTCTTCGTTAAGCGTCTTATACGCCTTAAAAAGAGTGCTGACCGCAATGATCCTGTTGGTTGCTTGCCATGCGGCAAAGTCGCAAATCAATCCGCACATATCGCACGCCTTGACCATGCCGCAAACATCCGGGTCTCCCATGTGCCACAATGCACGGAACTTCTCGCGCGTTGCAACTGCGGAGGATTCTCCGTTCTGCTGGATAAACAATTCCATCTCGTCAAGCCGCGTCAGGCCGTAGAACACTTTGCAGTCGACCATACAATCTCGCCCGCCGTGTTTCGTTTTAATCGCCGCGATAGTATGCTGCCCGTCAAAAACAAACATTTTCCCATCTCGGCACGAAACCTTGACAGCGTTAATCAAGTACGGGTTCCAATTGCTGATAATCTTGTTCACCTTCCGGCTGTTCAGCTCACGCTGGTATAGCGTATCAACAACAATATCCCGAGTATTGACTTGCTTATACTCGTATTCTGGTGTATTATGGTTCATAGTAATAATCCTTTCATTTTTTCGATTGCCGTCTCTGCTTCCGACAGGGCGGCAATCACTTTTTTCTTAGAAGTTTCGTCCTGCAACAATGTGCTGTGATTTGCAATCGAACGACGCGCCTTGCCTTGAAAATCTGTGATGATTGCATTGAGGTCTTCCAGCAAGTCATCAATCGTGTGTTCAATAGTCCTCTCTGTGTTTTGCAGATCGGCAACTGCACCCTTGATGACGGCATTGATTTGTCTCCGCTCGGCGGGATACCCAATTTTGCTTCCGGTCGCTTCTTTCTTTGGCGGCCAAGCGCCTCCCGTTTTCGCCACGGTAATGACTTCGCGCTGCTCCTGTGGCGGCATCTTTGGGATACCCGCAATAACGGTTTTGGGGACTTTTGACTTACCGGAAAGAATAGCATCTTTTACGCCACATTCGATTTTTTCAGCAGCATCGACGCCTTTGACAAATTTTTCGGCGCGTTTGACGGTGTTGCGCCCAATGTTATGC